TTACATCATACCAGGCATTAAGTACTACTAAAAACAAGCTATAATACATGTTAAAAAGCCTATTAAATCAGCATTTTACCATTTCAAAAATACCTTTATTTTTAGTTTTCGTACTCTGTTATGACCAAATTATGACCATTGAAAATAATATAAACATAACTTTACTTAATTATTATTCAGCTTTAAAAACAACAGCTTTTATTTTATCAATACCTATTATTTTTGCAAATAAAACTCTATGAGTACCGTTAATAATTACATAATATTTTTCATTTTTTTCTAATAGATACACTGTATTCATTGCAATATTGGTGCTATGCTTCAAATTTTCTTCAATTTCACTATTAATAAATAAATCTCGGAATTGATCACTAGACATATTAAAAAGATAGAAATATGAAGCGTAATTATTAAATGTTTTTGTTTTTTTATCTATTGTTATTAAAAAGTTTTCAATACTATCAAATTTTCTCGAAAAGCCTTGACCTCTACTTTCTCCTATAATGTCTTTAACATTTACTTCTTTAAAATATTTATATATATTTGAATCATTAATAATACCCAATGTATATTGTTCAAATTCTTTACTTTTCCACTGACCGAACAATGAATAAGGAGTTTCACGGTATCTCTTTTTTATATCTTTATTTTCAAACTTTAAAATTTCAAATAGATTAATATCTTTAAAGCTATAAGATAAATATTCATCTTTCCAAACAATTTTTTTTAATAACGGTAGCCCGTTAAAATATTTGTATTTCAAAATATAAAATTTCAATCTCATTTTATTAATAAACGTTGTATTACTCAAAATTTTTTCACCCACATTCATTCAATTAAGTTTCATGTTTTAATTGTATTTTATAATAACGCCGCATAAAAATAATTACCTACTCTTAAAATATGATATAAGCAAAATATACTATTCGTACTATATTTATTTCCTTTATCAATTTTTAAGCCACCATATATTATGTATGATGTTTTTTATGGTCATATTTATAAACATAAACGTAAATTACTTCATTGAACGTTTTGTACAGTCAGATATTTTTTTCACATTTCATATGCAACGTTACATTTATCTTTTTTCATACATAGTTACTCAACCTTATTTCTCACTGCAACACAGGTCGTTTCTCAGCGTCCTAAAATACAAAAATATGCCACATTAGAGTGGCGTAAATAATATATATTCAATTGATTATTTATAATTCTCTATCTTTACTATTCTCATTTATAAACTGCTTGAGATCATTAGTTATTGCTTCACCATTTTCACATTTTTCTTTTTTAGCTTTCTTTACATAACATTTAGCTTCCCAAATAGTTATTGCAGAAAGCACTGATAAGGGGATAATAAAGCTTAAATAATGGTTTTTACTTATTAAATTTATATATAGTATAATCATACCAACAACCACTAAAAACATTGGAATTATAAAAATTCCCATAGTAGGAATCACAGAATAACCTTTTGAGGACGTATAATATTCTATATTAGAATACTGATTATATCTGTTTTTCTCAATTAAGAAATCATTATTATTTTTTGGTATTTCTTCTTTAGTTTCAACTATTACATTCCCTTGTTCACCAATAAACATAGCTTCAACAGTTTTCAGATCATCGTTTTTATCATTGATATATGTCTCTATCATATTAACACTTTTTGTATAATCATTAATATTAAATAAAAGATATATCTTTGATAAAATGTAGATGTAAATTATAATTATTGATAATATTGTTCCAATAAAACTCCACATTTTTGAAAACTTATCAATATCACTTATTACATAAAATATTTTCTCAACTATAAAAGGAACATAAAAGACAAATTCCATTATCCCTATTAGTACAAACATAATTATTGCAATTATATAAGACTTAGGGTATTCAAATTTTTTTAAGTTTTTTTTGAAAGAATGCTCATATTTCAAAAATTTTAAATCAACAGTACTTTTAGCCATATTATTTCCCTCCTAATTTATAAATTTAAGAAGCAATTAAAATAAAGTATCTACCTTATGTTTTAATTAATTACTTCACCATAAGAAACAACTTTTTTTCGTCAACTATTCAAATTTATTTCACAATTTAAGTATATATTACCTTTTCATGGGATGTTTAAAACTTTGAATAAGTTGAATTTAATAACTTTATCAATTTAACTACTAGTATGTCTTTTGTAAACACAGGTTTATCAATTGAGTTTATAGGTATCTCTATGATTTGAATGCGTCTATTATATATGATTGTAATAGCGCTTATTACAATTCATTTATCTCATAAAAAATTGTAATGTAGGAGGGTAACGTTTCGTTACTTCATACGTGAATTGGTGTTCAACAATCCTATATAATAAATAAAATAAAAGTTATCCCCATGTCCCCGTTTAATTACATCAGTATGAAACACTTCCGTGTTAGATAGCAATCTCAACTGCAACACAGGACGTTTCTCAGCATAAAAAAACGCCACTTTTAAGTGACGTTTAAAACGATTTATTTAACTTGACCGTATACTTTATTCATTTATCCTATTATTATTTAAGCTGCTTAATAGCTAATTTCAATTCATTTGGAGAAGTATAATTTGGTATTTCTGAGAAGCCATAACTTTCATAAATAGAACGCAACTTTTCAGTATCCTCATATTCTATCCACACAAATGATCCTCCAACAATTCTTTTAGCTTCTAATGCAACTTTAAAGGCTTCTTCTAATATATCCTTGCCATTAATATTACACGAATATAATGCTTCTTTACTAAAATTCTTACCTAATTGTCCTAACAAAAATGAGCTCATTTTGTAAACTGAAGTTTCTTCAACAAATTGCGCTCGTTGTTTTATTTTCTTTTGCATTGATTTAGATAATTTTTGAAGATTTCTTTTTGAAATATATAAGTCTTTATTTGCAATAGTAAAGTATGCAACTAAAACCGGCTTACCTTTGTAGTCACTAAAAATTAAGTGAGTACTGGCAATACCGGTTTTATTAAATAAAATAGCATTTCTTTTTATAAAATCTTCTACGTCATGAGCTTCTTCATTACCAGTAAATCTTATTGATTGAAATGTGTTTAGAACATTTTGAACATCATTTTCACTATAGCCATCTTCATCTAGCAAATCTGATAATGCAACAATTTCTAAACTCATTAACCTTTATAACTTTCTATAATAGTTGCTATTCTCTTCTTACTTTTCACTGGTGTAATATTTTTTCTATTTTGTTCACTATGACGTTGTCTTAAATTATCTTGATTTTCAATTGCATTGAGTAATTTAGGTGCTGACTTAGCTGAAAACTTGTACTCGGTAGTAAAACTTTTAGTAGCCATACTCCTCACATCTTTCCCCATATATAGATATTTTTTGATTTGTTCATTTCTCCTAAGATTATACGTTCCTCTATAATCTATATACATTGTAAGGTTATTTGACTTAAAGTTCAATTATTTTTACTAAATTGTAATATTTAAGTTAATATATCTTTAGCAATTAAACTTCCTCCAAAATGACATTTTGCATCATTTTTAGCTTCATCTTCGTTATTATATATTATTCGTCCAAGATTTTTATTCCCACTATTACAAGGCAATTTTTGCAAAGAATTATTATTGTTATCTACATTATTAATTAAATCATTATAACTAACAAAATATTCATCTTCCATAAGTACTAATTCATAATATGGTTGATTCCCTTTATCATCAATAATTGCATTTAACTCTGCTCTTAATATTGAAATACTATTGCCCTCTTCTTTGTAATTTAAATAGTAATTAGCCTTTGGATCAATACCATAATACCCTTTTGCTTCAAATATTTGTTTAAAAGAATTTTTAATTTTATCATATTCCATTATTTTACCTCCAAAAATATTTTTTATATTAACTTACCCACTTATTATCAACAAAAACTATTTGAACAATTAATTTGTAAAATAGTTTTATACTAGTTTTAACATATTATTTTATACAGTCCTAAACCAGTGCTATTGTAAATTTAATCTTTTGACGTATCATCATTTAACTTATACACAATATATATAATAGCAATAATAATAGTTAATAAGTCGAACGAATGTAGAAATGCATTACCAAATGAATGGTGTAACCAAAAGAAACGTATTAGAAATAGGAAAATCGATTGGAATAGTACGGCAAAGAATACATTGATAATAGGCTTTTCTATTATAAAATTATAAAGGATGTATGAAATTCCAATAATAGTACCCAATGACATTAATAAATGAGGTATCATATGCAACTCCTTACGATCATTTGATGTTTAAATACATTTATATCTTATCATACGTTTACTAACATAAAAGGGGTATCATTTAATAATTATATTAAATAGTTAACATTCTCTTAATTATATTTTTAGCGAATTATGATAATATATTGTGTGGGAATTTTTATTGGGAAACAGTTAAAATGATAGTATGCTATTGGTATAAAAGGAATGATCTTATGAGCAATGAAGATAAAGGGCATAACATGCCAAAGTCACAACAAATATTATTAGCTATCATACTTGTTTTTGCTATCATCAATTTTATTCTATCAGTATTTATATTACCATTATCTTCAATAACCTTAAGAACACTAAAATTTGTTAACATGGTACTATTTGGGATATTCATGTTTAGACAGATTAAAAGAAAAGGATTTTAACGTTTCTCCCCTATCTTATTGATGGGGGAGTTTTTAATAAAAAAACACGCTCATATGAACGTGACTAGTTAGAAAAGTTAATTGTCTGATATGAGTTTGGGTGCTATATTTTATAACGGTTATATCTTTTATACTATTAAACACCTCCCAGTGACATGCGTAGGCGATGTTTAGGTGAATAGCAAATAAAAGAATAATGTTATGTTTTTTGCATGTATTTTAATTATATAAAACTATTGTTCGAAACACAATTCAAATTTGAAATAGGTTTTACTTAATATGAATCGCTCTATCCTTATTTACTATCTAAAGCAGTATAGGAGGCAGTGTTTTAACGACCCCTTTTGTTATTCTATACAAAATTAATGTTGTCTTTAAAATTGATAAATAATTAAGCTACCAATCACGGTAGCTTTTCTATTGTCTTATCGAATATTTGTCTAATTCTTTGAGCAGTTACGTTAAACATTTTAGCGATATCTTCTAACTCTCTCCCATTAATGATTAACCAAAATATGGAAAATTCTCTATCTGTGGCAATAAAATTAACTTCATCTATTAGATCATTAATATATTCATGATTACCTACATTTAAATTTTGTTCTTCAATAGTTACATTGGAATCAAAAGAAAAGAAATCATCTATTGAAGTATCCACAACCTCTATTTCGCTTTGCTCATTATTTTTACGATATTCTACTATATTGGCTTTAACTGTTGCTAAATCATATATCACTAGTTATCGCACCCTTATTTTAACTGGATAATGTTACTGTTTCCTTTGATGTCGTTATGGGCTTTCTCATTTTCATAACCTTTAATATTCTCTGTTTCTCTTGCTCCTTAAAACGTTGTCCTCGCTCATTATTTGTTCTTTTGAAAATATCCTCACGTAGTTTATCAATCAACTGTGTTGGTCTAAATCTTCCGTTAGAATTCATATAAGTCATAATGGCTGTTTGATCTTGTTTTGAATAATGACTAATAATTTGTTTAAGAATATTCATATTAACTTTAGATCTATCTTTATACTTTTGTAGATTCTCTTTACTTTCAATAATCCACTCCACAAGTTTATCTATTGGATAAGACACAGTGATAACACCTCTAATATCATCACAAGTCATATGTGATTGATTTAAGTAATACATTTCGTTAATTTGATTTTGAATGAGATTACATTTTCGATTAATAAACTTTGGATTGTACTTCGTTAATAGTTCATATTCTGTAATTTTATTTGATGGACGATAGTATAAAACATGATTGAGCGATTTTAAGATCATATTTACCTCCCTATATATTAGTAACTAGGAATCTGTTTCTTGTATCCATTGTGATACCTAATGATGTAGCTATATTTTTTAACGCTTTTAATGTATCTATATAGACCTTAAAATGTTCATTTACCTTCTTTGTATCTTTATGGTACATGCCTTGTTCTTTTACCTTTTCATACGCATTTTCATTGATACATATTATTTCACAGTACCTTTTTACTAACATGTAATCTAAGTCGGATATAGGTAACTCTTTTAGTAATGGTACAATTCTTAACCACTCTTTTTGTGCTTGTGGGGGTAAATCTTTGGGTACTGGTTTAACGGATATTGGTTCAAATTGAAATAAACCATTTTCAACCAATTGTGCTTGCTCTAATTCTTCTTTAGTATGATGCCCTGTTTTAACGGCATTTAATTTTCTTGGTCGTCCCATTATTTACACCTCCTAAGCCATTTAAGATTTTTAGTTTCTGGAATTTGGTCACAAAAAAGTTATCGAGCGATTACACGCTTAAATAAAACTTAGGGGGTTGTTTAAGCCCTCCCCTTAAATTTTGAACCCATTTTCACCTAATTTATTTATATGTTTATATAGGGCTTTAAAACGTCTCTATGCGTGTGTATAAAATACCTATAAATAACCAGTGATCTTTCTATGTATAAAGAAAAATTAATTAAAATATGAATGTACTTTTACCAATATTAATTGCTATGGTTTAGATTTAATCTTTGGATAATTATATGTATTTCTTCATGCTAGTTAACGCTTTATATGTTGTTTACAGTATCAATAATCTATGAATAAACTCATTAACAGTTTGCTTGTTCACCCTAAGGTTACATAACACATGTGTAAGTCGTCCTATATGATTCGCATTTTAATTTAATGAGTTATATATAAATAAAAACCATCATTACTAAATATTAGTTCAGCAATGATGGAAAGAAGTAAATCAAACTTTTAATGACAACTTATAATGAACAAGCAAAGTATAATTGAATAGTTTATAAAGTATTCAATAGATACATTTATATATACATTAATTATACTACAATAATTATATTATATCAACTTTATTTTGTGTTGATAGATATTAATTCTATTTTATTAATTAGGTTGATTGTACTATTATCCATTCCAATTGAAGATACATAACATTGTATTGATTGAACTTCTTTGCTCTTAGCTAACTGAACTAACTTATTTATATTATCTTTATTGTTACTTGGTTGCTTAACTGATATACCAAAACCTAAACTATCTTTGTCATTTACAACTAATATGTTCTTATCCTTTGTATTACCAATATAGAAGTTCTTATCATTGTCTAAAACTATATCAGTACCTTCATCATTACTGAACTTCTTAAATGCCCCTCTAACGATTGAACCTTGTTTATATGTAACACTTGAACTTGATAAGCCTTTAGTATTCGCATAGTTAATCTTTGAGTTACCATATAAGGGCTTAAATATAACTAACTGCTTTTGTTCATCGTATCCTAAAGCATATTCACCTTCTAATGGGCTAACTATCGTGTAACTCATCTATATACCCCCTATAGTTGGATCAGTGTTTGTATTGAACGGGTCATCAGATAAATCAGCACTTGTTTGAATATTTAAACGCCAATCATCTGGACGAGCTAACGCATTAGATACATAAGTTTGTCTTGTATTTCTACGTTCTAACTCAACCTTATTCTTAGCTAACTCTTTGTAAACATCTATCAACTCATCTACTTTATGATTAAATTTATCAATAAGCGTTTTGTTATTACTACTTAGATCTTTCACTTCATCATTTAAAGCTTTCTTGAAGTTATCTACATCATCTTGATTAATGTTATGTTTTTCATCGTTAGACTGTTCTGTTAATTCCACAATATCATTTTCAAGTTTATTTTGTTCTTTCTTTAAACTTGCAATCATAGCAAAGTCATTTTCATTTCTGTAAAAAGATAATTTATAATCAAACTCTTTTAATTGATCTGTTACTTTTGTTTTTTCTAACTCTACTTGTTTTCTATTTTCAACTTTGGGTTGTATGTATTTATCAAATATTTCAATAGACTTTTCTTTTGTCATTGTTTTACACCTCTATACTTTATATTGTTCAAAACTAACTTTAGTACCTGGTATTAATTAATTTAATTATACCATATAACAACTTACAAAACCAGTTATATCAAGGCTTTTACGTAGGTTGTCCATTATTGATTTCATTGTTAAATGATTCGATGGACTGCTGTATATCTTCCGTTTTTACTATGATATTTATAAAACCCAATTCATTGATTTTACAATCATATTCAACATTAGGACTAATCACATTTAAAATTTCAAACACATCATTAAAATAATTGAGTTCAAAGTGATTATGACGTAGATAAATCATTCTCTTTATTTGTCTTAAATCTTTTATTATCACATTATCTTTTATTGCTATTAATCTACCGTTCGCATTCACTATGTTGAATTCCTTAATTAGTTCCACTGCACCTTTAAATTCTGTATTCATTTTAACTTCTCCTATTCTTTTTAATATAATTCAAGTAACTTTTAGTTCTAGCTAGTACAAAGTCAAAATTGCCTGTAGCAATTAATTTATGACTTGATCTTTTATTTGAATTGGGTATATAACTCTCACGCCACACTACCCACTGATCTTTAATAAATTCAACATAAACATCAGATACATGGCTTATTGAACGAAAATATATTTCATTAGATATACCTGTAATTAAACCAATTCTTTCAGCTTGTTCATCTAAATCATAATCGTATTTAACGGCTTGCACTTCTAACAGTCGCCTCCCATTCCTTTTCACTTATCACGTCGCCACTTTTTGTTATCACCAATTAATACACGCAACGGTTCAATATCTACGTTATATTGAACGGCATAACTTACTGCTTTATATAGATCATCATTTCTGTATTCGCTTTGACCGTCTATAATGCGTTGATAAGCTCGTTTGCCCTCTCCACCTTTGCCACCTCTTACATGGCTAAAACTATAATTATGTAATGCTCTTTTAATTGAATAAGGATCTAATACTTGTTGTGTGTAATTACCAGCTTTAGAAAATATTCGTTTCTCAAATTCTCCTTGATACACTGAAACATTAACGCCATTGTGTTTGTACAATCCTTTAGCCGTTCGACTACCTGCAAGTACAAAATAATTATTGTGATGTGCTTTGATATCAACGGAAGGTAAATAAGCTAATTTCTGGCCGTATTCGATATTGTCATGCTTTTTGAATATGATGTGTTTCCCACCACTTGCCGTTGTCTGTACTAATGTATTTTGTGCATTGGTAACAAGTTCTTCGTAATATGGTATTTGTTTTAAACTATCGCAACCATTCTTACCATCTTCATGATCTACATCAATATCGATACACCACACACCACGTGTTAAGACGCCTAATACATTTGTCTGATGATATTGATTAGAATGATATTCAATAAATTCATCGGTTATATCTATATCAGCAAATGCAACAGTTGGCTTTTTATAATTGTTAAGTGGTATCACTTCAATATTCTTTTTTAATAAATGTTTTGCCACATGATAACCTGTCATTGAATATCACTCCTTTTTAAACCTAACCCTTATAACCTATTTTTTTCTTATAAGAGCCACTTTAAATTTAACTATCTATGCAACTATAATAAATATGAGATATAAGGGTTAGTCCTTGATGTTTCACAGTTTTAAGGGTTATTACAAGAGTTAGTGAAGGTTATACTAACCCTTATCTAGTAAATCTAAAGCCATATTAAAGAGTTCCGAGTTTTCTATCTCATGTACTTTCATATTTATACCATCAATCCATTTTTGGTTATTAATACCAACGCCAATCTTTTTCATGTCAATTTTAGCTTTGTTATAACGTAAACTTTTATAATCTTCTTCTATCAATCTTTGTAATGTCTCATCACCCGAAAGAATAAAGCCTTGTTGTTTTAGCACTTTCAACATAACAACTTGTGTCTCAGTCAATTCTTCCTCACTGAAATAATGTTTTAATGTTACATCTTTAAATCTAAAATCTCGCCCAATTTCTTTAAGATATTCTAAACTTGTGATTAAAAACGAGACTGACGCTACTTCAGAATCTTCATCGTTTGGCTGTACAAAATTCCAATATGGTTCAAAAATCTTGTATCTTTCATCATCAGTTTCTCCTATCGGTCTATCTTTAAAAGCTATTTTTATTGTTCTAGTTGTATTAGCTGTAATTTCAACTGTATCAACACTTTCATTTGTATCAAGTATTAATACAGATTTGTTTTTAAATGTGAATGCGTTTCGACCTATACCACGTCCAGAGATTGTTTCACCAGTTGCGATTTTTCTTAATATTCTCATCATAGGTTTGGTAATCTCTCCTGTTTCATTAGCATGCGCTATATCTGCACCATAGAAATTCATCCATTCGTTAGCTGCTTCAAAACCACCTGAGATAAGTCCATCAAAGTTCACTTTGTTAACGTGTAACAGTTTATTAAATGTAGTTATAAATAAACCTTTACCAGAACGCCCGAAATCTTTAAATAAGAACCATTTTTCGGCTTGAATAAGTTTCATTTTGCGATACATTGTATAAGCATGTACCAGTTTTAAATTATGTTTACTTTTTTCATTATCAGTAACCAAATCATAAAAATCATTTGGTGTTTTAAAATCTAAATCGTTGTAGTTTACGTCATACTTAATAGCGTATAACTCATTATCTTGTGGCTCTTCTTTTGTGAGTTTTAATTTCTTACAGTTATATATGAAATCATTACCAGCAATACTATATGAGTAAATTTTATATTCATGTTCTAATTCAAGATAATCACGGTACAACTCAAGCATGATTTCAAGAAAATCATCTATTTGATTTTTAGGTTCAATCGGATAACTTAATTTAAAATTAGTATCGTCAATCACTTCATATTGATTATTTTTGACGATAAGGAATTGGTCTAATTGTCTAGAATAGATGACCTTATCAGAAATTAAATCTGCAATAAAACGAGCATAATTATTAAAATGATCTGATTTAAAATGTGCTTCTTTCTCATCTTGCTCATTTGTTTTAACGAAAATTCTTCCATATACTAGTCCAATTTCTTTAGGTTTTATGGTATAATCTAAAGTAAGATTATTAATATAATCACCTGCAACATCGTCTTTCTTGCGATGATACGCATTACCTTTGTTATCAAAAATTTGTTTATCAGTAGAGATAGAAGCGAAATTAATTCGCTTACTTATCTCCTTAATTCTTGATAAATTTGCTGTGTTGATATAATCTAAATTTGAATGAAATTCAAAATGCTTTTTATATAAACTCACTTCGTCCATGTAATCAACCTTTCATTTGTGTTATTATTTTTGTGAGTATTTAATTAAATACTTGTTTTCTATGCGTTATCTTTACTTTGGTCGGTGGAAGATGACGCTTTTTCTATATCTTCTAACACTGTATCTAGTTCTTTTAGATACACGCTTAACAAGTCAATGTGTTGTGTGATGTAACAACGATGTTCGTGATACTTGTAACCATGTTTCAATATTTCATCTTTAGTTAACTGGTGTCCTGCATCATGATTAAAATATTTATCATCAAAATAGCCAAATGTAGTTAATGCAGCATTGATTTTTCTTTTAATAATATCTACATCTTCAATCAAACTTTTAGTTTCCCAATTCATTATTTGACTCCTTTTCTAAACTGAATTACATTATTATCTTTTAACGTTGGTACTGGAATACCATAATAAGTACATACATTTTCGAATCTTTTATATTTCTGTTCCCAATTATTAAATTCTTCTTTAAATTGACCATACACACTTTCAAATTCAAATTGGAGATCGTCTAATACAATCTGCTCAATAGCTTCAGCACCTTTAATATCTCCTTCTTCTCTATATGCTTTAGCCTTTTCAGTTAAATAACCTATCAACTCTGAAAGTCTTTCTGTTTCACCTCTTAACTGAGATACGTTCATAGCTGGTATTGCCATATCATCATATGCTTTTAAAATTTCTGTTATCATCTTATTCATTCTCCCATTCAAAATTATTTTCAATTTGTTGTAATGCCCATTCAATTATTGCTTGTAAATTTTGTTCACGGTCTACTGTTTCAGTCCATTCATTATGACCTTCTTTAAAATAATGTTCATACTCTGTAGCTTTATCATTAGCAACTGAGCCTAATGTGCTATAAATATCTTCAATTACTTTTAACTGTTCTTCATTCATCTTTACTCAACCTCCAATAAATTTAATCCGTATGCAACGCCGACAATAAAAATTGTAAATGCGAGATAAATACCAATTGCGTATACAAATAACAATGTGATAAGTGATACTAAAGTTACATAAAATATTTGATTTTTCATTGTGTTTCCTCCAATAAACGTTTGATATCTACACGTTTTAAATCGTTATTCTGAATATCCATTTGGGCAGTGATTTGCTCCATAAATGCATCGACATCAGATTTCTTAAATCGGTATGTGCTTCCTACTCTGAAATAGCGCATGCCGTTTTTAATAAGTAATTCATCAATCGTCGGTTTGCTTAAATTCAGATACTCAGATAATTCTTTGAACGTCATAAAATACTTATCACGTGCTAATTCGTCCACACGTTCATTAATCGCCTGTTCTAATAACTCACGTGCTTCATCTTCATCAATATTAATATTGAACATTGGTTATGCCTCCTTATGCCATTTGTTGCTTGTCATTGTATTTGTCGTAAATGTGCTTTTTCACAGATAAAGGAAGATTATATTTATCAACAAACACCATAAATTCTACTGTGTCACTTAATACCTGCTGTCTTAACTCCAGCATTTCCTGTGTCATATCTTCCTTATTAATCATCTTAGGAAAGCCGAACACATTTGATACTGCTTTATTACTAATTGTTTGAGCTTTGCAATAGTCATTTTTAGAAATAACTTCAATACCATTTTTTAAATTATCCATAGCTTCTTTTTGTTTTTCTTTGTCTAGCATGCGAAAGGCTTCGTATCCTTTAAGTCCTGTTGATTGGCGTAACTCAATTAGCACGTCACAAATCCAATCTTGGAAATCTACAGCTTCATGTTTGTTCGAACGCATCACAAGTCGATAAATACCTTTTTCGTTAATAACTGTGTAATCTTGAAATTTTCTTGATTTCTTTTTATCTGATGTGGTACTACCTTTGAGAGTACCTCTCACATGTTCTGGTAAATATTTTGTAGCATTGAATGCATCTCTAAAACCTAATATCTTTGCCACATCACTTGCTATAGCCCAATACTCACCGTCTTTTTCGATAAAACGTATTTCTTTGTTATTGAATAAATGTTTGATCATTGGTTATGCCTCCTTTAATTCTTTTATTTTAAAAACATCATTAAAATTGATATCTAACTCATCTACAATCAACTTAGCAACACGTGGTGTTACTCTTTTGTTTTTAAATACATAAGTGATTGTTGCAGGTGTGACATCAATTTTTTTAGCAAAATCACTTTTGTTATAACCACTCATCAAAATTAATTCGTTGAGTTTTTTACCGTCAGTTAATTCGATCATATTATTCACCTCTTTTTTAATTTCTGGAGATTGTTTTCAATCTCTTTAACTCTAATTAAATAATAATATATATAGTCACAAAACGCAAGAGATAATTTTTTATTTCTTAAAGTTTATTTAAATGGTATACTTCAAATGAGGTGAATAAAAATGTTAAATAAAGAAACAAGTGAGAAAATAGGTAATCTATTAAAGAAAGCAAGGAAAGAAAGAAACATATCTGCTAATAAATTAGTGAAAAAAATAAAATATTCACAAAGTCACATTAGTGGTATTGAAAACGGCTCAAAATTAATACCGTCAAAATCTTTTATAACTAAATACCTTAGAGCAATAACAAACGATAATTTTTCTGAAGTAAATTACTATATAAATGAGATTAATGAAATTGCAAATGGAGAAATAGAATTAGCTACTTATATTGATGAATCAACTTCATTAATGGACGCTTTCGTTAATAATTTTGAAAGTGACACATCAAAATTAAATACATTTGTAGAGGAATTGCAAAATGGGGATAATAAAAAGGATTTTTATAATTTTCCTATTAACGATTTGAAATTTCATTTAGTTGATATGAATAATCAAAAATATTTTAATAAGGTGTTACTTTCGTCAGATGACCGTGAACATATAAAGGAATATATCGAAAGCTATATCGAATTAAAATATAAGATTTACTTAAATCAAATTAATGATTTATATTCTAAAAATAAATTAGAAGAAAAAACTTATAACCAAGAGTATTATCAAATAGATCGTATACTAAAATCTATTAAAGGCGATAACTATGGCAACATATGAAAAACGTGGTAACTCGTGGCGATATCGTATTTCTACTGGTAAGAATCCTACCACAGGCAAATATGAATACATCTCTAAATCTGGTTTTAAACGTAAATCAGATGCCAAACATCATGCCGAAATGGTTGAACGTCAATTAAGAAATGGTGAGTATATTGCACCGTCTACATCTACATTTAAACAAGTAGCAGACGATTGGCTTAAACAATATGCGAATGATGCTAAAGTGAGTAGCGTGAGAGCGCGTGAGAAAGCCATATACCATGCTGTGGAGCGTTTT